CCTACCAACTTCTGTCCCTCTTTTTCCCGCTTCAATTGATTTAATAGGTACTAAAAAATCTACAGATTTATTTGTTAACCCCATCTTATACTGTGTAGAAAGGGGTATAAAAGGCATAAATCCACTATCTATAACAGATATAGCTTTACCCATAGAAACTATGTCTGCTGAGGTGGGCATCTTTACTGTTTCGCCCGGAGTTATCATATTATCACCTGTCGTTCTTAAATACTACAATCATTCCTGTAGATGCTGCAAATAATTCGAGAGTAGGGTCATATCCTATCTCTTTAAATCCTGTATGATATCTAGAAGTTACTTCAGTATCAGCAGAATCAAAAGTAGCATCCATAACAATATTAGCTACGTTATTCATCAGATAATTAATCAGACGCCGTTGTTTATATCCAGTACCAGTACCATTATCTAACGTAGATTCTGAATCTACAATAACATGTATCTGAAATGCAACACCGTATAATTCTCCTCTTTTATCATTGGTCATTCCCATACCTAAGAATTGTTCTTCTATACCATTAGCAATCATCTCTACCACTATACATGGGTATTGAGCTTCTTCTGGTTCTGGAAATTGACCAAATACCTTAACCGAACCTGATGTCCACGCCCATTGCGTATCTCCATCATATCCAGATTTATAACTACCAGACCTTAAATTATTAATTAAAGTCCTTTCTATGTAATTAAGATGGTCAGGGGCCATTAGTTGTAAGCCCTCTTTCTTGAATCGCGTGCACCTGTAGTGCGTACACAGTTAAAAATCATATAATCTTTATTTAACTCTTTAGTTGAATGAACATGCCATGATAAAGATTTGTAAAATCTTACTCCTTTGATATAAGCCTTATTACCACTAGCTGCGCCAGACATGTTAAACTGAAACTTTATAAAATTACCTTCATAATCCCAATTAGAACCACTTACCACACTAACTGCATATCTATTTCCCGCAGAATAAAGTGAGGTTCCACTAGCCACTGGTGTTGACCCTACTTGTGTTCCACTCACAAATGGAACATCCACAGTTAACCAGCTCCCTGTAGGAACTGAGATTGCAGCAGGAGTATATGTTAAGACTCTATCTGAAGCACCAGTAGTACCACTAATAAATGTAGCAAAATCAACAAGCGCTATATTGCTTGCTCCACTAGCTTTAATATCAAAGCGTATTCTATCCGCTTCTAGCGTATTAACGCCCGTAGAGAGAGTATAATTAAACGTGCCTTCATAATCCGTGCCTAATGTAGCTGTAATAGTTTGCCCATCAGACGCAAACGTAACATCTGCACTACCAGAAGCCCAATTTGTCGTAGCAGAGGTAGGAACTGTATATATGTCTCGACTTATATCTATAAATCGGTCCCAACCTTCTATCTCATTAAAGTCTATGTTAGATTTCCCTACCGTTTGGTCAAAATTAGGAATGTTCTTAATTGTCTGAATATTTGGTGTATACACTCTTGCTGCCCCAATAATATTGTGACCAGACCTTTGTAATTGATAGTCCGCAGTTACAGCAGGGCGTATTAGAGCTGATAACTGAGGTATAAGAATCTCATTAGTTACAATAGTAGTAGTTTCACTACCGTAATCATCTTTCTGATAAATAGGAGGTCTGTGATATACTACCTTCCTACTTTGGTCTGTTCTAAAACGTAAGTGACGCAATACACGCGCCATATTAATACCACCCGGTCTAACACCTTGTTCACTAAGATTCATAGTTTACACCTCGGACACGAGGATACATATTCTTTGTAGCGCCAACGCCTGTGACGTTCTTGTCCCAGTTAACCTGTCCAAGGTATGGTGCTGCATTGTATGTTGTCCTCTTAATACTTAATCCTAATTTCATGGCCAACATTTGGTTAGCGAGCGTAGCATATACTTCATATTCAGAAGTATCATAATAAACTTGTAAATCTCCCACAGTTATACGGTCAATTCCTACCCCATTTTGGGCTAGACAACCTAAATAACAAGTATAATAAACAACTGCCATATCATAAGCGTTGTCTGAATCAAGGGTATATGTAGTTCCTGTATTATCTTGGAACCATTCTGCTGCCATATTAGCTAATATATCTAAAGTATCATTATCTAGTTCTTCTGCTTCTATACCTGCTAAGAGTCGTACCCTATTTCTAAATTGTGTGTTCCATGTAAACGTTTCCATACTACATCATCCCCATTGCACCTGCGCCACCGGCAGCTGTAATTGCTAAGCCTACCCACCAGCGCATTTGTCTTTTTATATCATTTTCCCACATTTCGTGATGAGCCAAGTGGTTTGTAAACAACGTTTCAAACTTATCCATCCTATTATAAATGGTCTTGACGCGTTCGTCAATGCGAATCAATAGTTCTTTATCTGTTTCCGCCATATTTAAACCTTTGCTTAACCAACCAACTCCGTATTTCTATCCATATTTAAGGATGCAAACTGTACATCCCTATCATCTGCTGTATCTTTATCTAGCTGTTGGTCTGCATCTTGTGTAGGATTCATCTGGTGTATTAAACCAGTACAATCAGTAACCATACCTGTAACTTTTAATTCTTCGTTTGTAACGTTTAAGTTTTC